AACAAATACGTAAAAACGACCAAAATGTAGATAGGATACTGGTGACATGGTATAAGTATAAGCCTATGCACCGTAGCAATTATTATTTAGAAAGAGACTTACAGGAACTGCATAATAGAGGGGCAGTTACTGCTCCCAGTAATGCTTTTTCAGTTAGTCCAACAGGAGCAATATCAGTAGACCATACAGTCCAAGCAGTCCAATAATTGACAGGAGATGTATAATGTGGTATAATTTAAATGGAGTACTAGCGTGGGACATCCAAGGAGGCACTAACCGTGGCTGAGTACGAGGCTAATCAAGATAGCAATAGCACTAACGCAGAAGCGGACATCTATGATGGCGTATCTGATGAGCAAAAGACATGGCAACGACAACTGAACCGGGCCAGAGAGCAAAACAAGGAACTNTTAAAAGGGTATCTGGAGTTAGGCGAAACTAAAGCGACTCTATCACGTGTGGAGGGCGCAGTTGAATCACTCATTGACCACTTTGCGCAAAGTAGTTATGGTGAATCTCCAATCACAGGCGTGAAGGATAGCATGGCTCAGCAGAGGCAGANGGACACTTCAATGCTAATGCACAGAACTCAAATTGCCGATGTATTACATGACAATGACAGTAATTGGGACTCCGAACAAATGGAAGAAGCTAGGACTAAGTGGGATGCAGGAGACCATGCTGGTGCGTTGTCCTCTGTCCAGTCAGCTTTTTCACAACCAGTGGAAGATATAGATGCGGAAGTTGAACGGCGTGTAACCGAGCGTTTACGAGAAGGGGGGCGAGAAGTTGATTCTGGCTCTTCTGTAGGCGCAGGACGGAAACGGATGACGTTGGCTGACGCAAATATATCTCCCGGTATGAGCGAAGCAGATATGAAGGCTCATGCCGACACGGTTTTAGACCAATTCTTTAGGAGATAACGAATGGCAACAGGAGCGACAGAGTTTATTGATAACACTACTGCTGATGTCTTCATACCAGAGATTTGGTCATCCTTGGCAATTGTCGCACGAGAAGCACAGTTAGTCTTTGCTAAGTTAGTTGACCGAAAATTTGAAGATGGGCTGACGAAAGGTGATAAACTAAATATACCTAACATTAGTGACTTAGCCGCAAGAGCTAAATCAATAAACGCCGCCATCACGTATGAGACAGTTACAGAGACAAATACTACCATTACTGTAGACCAGCATTACTATGCGGCTATAGCAGTTGAGAGTATTACTAAAGTCCAGTCTGACAGAGATATGCTTGCGGCTTACGCAGGCAAGCTAGGTTATGCACTAGGACTAAACGTAGATGATGCTTTAGCATCACAGGTTGAGGCTGACTGGTCTGGACAGACAGTTGGCACACTCGCCGCAGAGAATACATACCACGACTACCTAAGGGCTATACAGTATCTTGATGATGCTAATGCCCCAGCGGACAGTCGCTACTTTGTAATCTCACCAGCATCCGAAGTCGGACTGCTAAAAATGGATACCTATATAAATAACGACTATACAAACATACACGGCACTGGCAGAGAGTCAGCGCTGGATAAGGCTTATATATCGTCATTCTTGGGTGTTCCAGTACAAGTCCACAAACGTCGATGGTACTAACTCGGCAGGGCATGACAACACCCTCTTCCAGAAAGAGGCTCAGGCACTTATTATGCAAATGACTCCAGACATGCACACGATGTTTGATATTGATTATTTTGCAGACAAAGTAGCTATTGAGCAACTATATGGTGAGCAGGTAATGAGGTCTGACCACGGAGTATGGATTAAAGGAGCCTAAATTGGCAACAACGAAGAAGAGTGAAGCTACTGATAGTAGCGCAGATGTACTAGAGGCTATATTAATTAAACTAGGGGCTATGGAAGACCGAATCTCCACTATGGAAACTAAGTCTTCCGAGCCTCCTAAACTATTTCCACATATAGAAGCACCTGTAGAACATGATAGAATACCCGAAGGAACGTCAGTAAAACTAAAAGAAAGTTCTGAACGCTATACTGCAATAATGAGTAAGTTAGATACACTTACACCAAATATGCAAGATAAAATAAATGCTAATGGTGTGCATGGGCGTGTTACAGATAGATTTTATGAGAATAAGTTAACTGGCGACCACAAGTATAAAGTTGATTTTGAAGGTGTAGGTAGTGTTGGAATCAAACTATCGGATTTAGAGTTTGTCAGCTAATTTAGAAGATTCAACATTAGTAGACGTTGAAAAGATTCAGCGTAAATTAAATGCTAAAAAGGATAATCCTTATAGCGTAAGAGAAGGAAGCTGTCACGTACCAGTTGATGCTAGCGCTGGGCTGAAGAAATCTCATCTTAAAGGTACAGCAGATACCTTTTTATCAGTGATGAGTAAGAGAGGATTTGAATTATCTTCTAGGCTCAGCTTGCTCGGCCCATTTGAGGCTATAGAATTAGATACTAGTGAACCGATACCTGATAAAGAAGAGTGGAGGATAAGGGGAGTATTTAAGAAAGATAAACCTGAGTTCAATAGAATAGAACTTGACCCAGCTATGGTCAAAGGAGATAACAATGGCTAACCCAGTACAACACGTCCCAAGCCGTCAAAACCTTAGAAATACTATGGGGTTGGCTAGGGAATTTGGATTTGCGGAATTCAATACTACAGATATGGTAGTATGGGATGATGATTTTTTAGGTGATACACTACATGGTGGTTACCAAACTACAGCGGCTAGTGGAACTACACTGGCAATTGCGGCAGGGGCTAATGGTATAGCTACACAAGTTACCGAAGCCTCCAATGATGCGCATGCAAACTTTACTTTAGGATTAGACTGGCAAGGCCAGCTAATGTGCGCTATGGCGGCTAGGGTAAANATAGANGCTATAACAGATNNTAANATGGAAATTGGATTTACTGATGTTGTATCAGGAACTGATGCGGCGGCAGTTGACGACCTTGATGGAGCCACCTTCACAGCTACAGACTGTGCTGTTTGGGCGTTTGATACAGACGACACTACAGACAACTGGAAACTTGCCGCAACTTANGACNNNGGTACTAATGATACAGTAACTGACAGCGGATTTGCTCCAGTTGCAGATACTTATGAGACCCTGATTGTGGCGCTTGAGGGAACAAGAAGTACTGGAACTACAGATGCTTGGACTTCCCCATCTACAGTACACTTCTACAGACTTAATACTAATGGATATCAGACGTATAGGGCAGTTCCTATAACAACAGGGCCAACAAGCAATACACTGATAACACCACACCTAAACGTCACTACCAGAAATGGTACTGCAAATACCATGACAGTTGACTTCCTAAAGGTATGGCAGAGGAGAACAGCAGACTAATGGCTATCCAGCACGAAACACTATTTTCTAGTTCGGCTCGTGGTTCTGGCGCAAATAACAGTAGTATGATTACTAANCACGGCGCTAAGGGTGGTATATTCTGGCTTGAGGTTACAGCGGTGTCAGGGAGTAGTCCCACACTGGATGTTAAGTTGCAGGGATATGACCCAGATGGTGCTAACTGGGTAGACCTTGGCGACAATGTGGCAGGTACAGGGGCTTATGCCTTTGCACAGAAAACAGGGGCAAGCTCAGACGAGTTAACCGTATATCCCGGCTTGACAGCAAGCGGCAACGCAGTATGCTCAGGAATATTACCGAACCAGTTTAGAGCAGTAGCAACAGTAGGTGGTTCGTCCACCCCAACAGTAACATTCACACTAGGTGTAGATTTAATAGACTAAGGAGGGCCACATGGCTAATGAACTACGACACTCTGACGTAGGTACGGCCCTTTCTAAAAGTGAGTGGGAAGCTGTTGGTGGGCATATATTTAACAGCCAAGCGGCTGGAGATATCATGTACGCCAGTACTACCTCTCAGCTTACTAGGCTGGGCATAGGTACTGCTAATCAAGTATTGGCGACTAATAGCGGTGCGACTGCGCCCGAATGGGTGACAAGTGTTGCTTCGGCAACCCTCGCCGCAACAGTAACAGTTGTTGACTCT